ACATTGGGGTTGGATGGCAGATGTTACCTTGAATAGCAATTTGAACGATTGTCTTACTACTGATAACAAACACACCATATTGGATTGGGTTTGGGACAATTGGCATAAGATGACAGAACGTTCAATCAGGACCATTGAGAAGATGGCTGAGACCATGTGTGAAGAACCTGAAGATTACCTCTTATCTTGGGAGATTGACCTTCTCAAGTAATCATATTAAAACCATCAATTATGGTTTGTTTCATATTAAGTGGGAGTTGATGGTCTCCCACTTTTTTATGCTTGAAAAATTCACGAAAAAAATGTTTTCAAATTTGATTCAATAAATCTTATTTTTTATTATTTCAATATGGAAAACAAAGTGATAGTAAACTTCAAACGAAACAAAAGGACCGTTGAATCTATGAGAGTACCTGTAGAGATGTTAAGGGAATTAAGACATCATATTAGTTATGTTCAAAGAGATATTACCAATGGTAGTTGGACCATATACATAACAATCAATATCAAGTAAGATGGGACAGACAAAGAAACTATATTATGAAATGACAATGGATGAGTTGTTAAGACATTATCCTGGTTATAATGATGGTGATGAAGATTACCAATATGAAGAATACAGACAAAAACAACTTGAAGCAGAACAACAAGCATACGAACAACACTTACAAGACAAATACTAAGATGAAAAACTACGAAGAAAAAAAACAGGAACTGATTGTAAGACAATCACAAATCAATTCAACCATTGAATACTTCAAGTTGATTGATAAAAAACCAAACATCAGTGATATCATTAAAATTTCTACCATGATGACAAAGTATGTTCACAATGGTTACACAAAAGAATTGAATGAGTCCTTCTTAAAAATGGATGAACACATTAATAATATGAGATAAATTAAGACCCTCTGAAAATTCAGGGGGTTTTTATTTAATTGTTTGCTTTACCATACCAAGTTGGTAGAGTTGAATCTGCACACAATGGTCCCATAGCATTAAATGATGAACCTCTCCAAGAACTATTACCCCAATAGTATGAGTTACCAGGTAATGTAAGTTGTGAGTTGAACGCTGATTTAACCTGTGGTGGTAATTGACCATCGTTAAGATTTCCGTTGTTGTATTCAGGATACCAACCTGAACGGAATATCAAATGTCTTCTCATTAAATTATCTTGGAACTCCGCTTGGTTGTTTGCGTTTGTCTTAAGATATTGTAATGTCTTTAAATCAACAGGGGAACCTTGTTCACTTCTGTTTTGAACCAATCCAATATTGATGAACTTAACCCAAAAGTTATCCAATGCTAAGTAATAAGAATAAGCAATCAAAGTTGGTTGAACGTAGTTATCCAACAACTCTTTGTATCTGATATTTGCTGGTAAACCAATATCACCAGTATCTACCAATTGTTGCAATTTCTCATACAAGTTTGTTCCAAGTGTTTCTTGGATTTGAATTGCTTGTGCTTGTTGAATTGCAAACCTTAATTCAGAAGAATCCACATTGTCTGTAATTGGTGTGTTATCTTTTAATTTTTGTTCTGATATGAATAATACGTTGTATAACATTTAAATGATACTTGGTTGGGTTATGGTCAAATCAATTTCTTGACCAGGATAGATTAATTCAAACACATCTTTTAACTCACGGTTCATAAATGTCTGTAATGGGTTAATTGATGTTTTAAGGAATAATTGATAGGCTGTTTGCAATTGGTCAGCAGATGATGAAAATCCACCAGGATTTGGTAAACCAATCAAAGAACCATCAACAATTTTATGACCTGAGAGGATTTGTTTTTGAACCAACTCAAACACTTCAGAATAAAAACCTTGTTGTAGGTTTGAACTGATTTGTGTGATGTCAGGTTTTTCATTTGAATCTCCATAAGATACAATTACACGACCAGCATTTTCTGAACCCTGATAACGATTTTCAATGTTCCTTAAGATTTGAGTTTGTTCATTTTCAGAATCAGGTGCAGGAGTGTTAAAATGTACCCATAGTGAAGGGTTTGCTCCATTTATTAAATTGGCTAAGTTATAGACCGTTATTTGGTGGTTTAAACGTATATCATTGATGGTAGATAGATAGTCAGGTGCTCCGTAGTATTCATAACCTGGTTGGAACATTCTAATATGGATGATTTGTCTATCAGTAAAATTCAATGGGTCAAACTCAGAAAACTCAATCATACCTGCTTTTCTCCAATTCAACCAATCTCTACAATAAAGATATTTGGTTGCTGGTGCTCCAAGTTCTTCAGGTTTGTGAACTCTCATATATTTGGATGGGATAATATGGAATCCTGCAATACCTTGAGACCTGTCTTGTCTCCATACAATTTCCAAAAATAAATTTCCCGTAACAATCAGTTCAAAGTATAATTGTCTTCCAATATCATTTAATGTTTGTTTTGAATTAACTTTGTAATCATTTACATATCCTGAACCAAAACAGTTATCTACTTTGGAACGAACGCAAGCATTGTGGATTGGAGACATGTCCAACAATCTGTATAGTTCTTCAGGGAACATATTATCTAATCCCCAACTAACAAATAAATTGTTTCTACTCACATTTTCTGTGAAATTGGTTAGGGTATCTACCGCAAATGTTAATTTTTCTACTTGAATCATCCTTCGTATATTTTATAAATATCACTCGTTCCTGAGTAGGTGAGTGGATTAGTTGAGGCTGAGTAATTTACTTGAGCAATTGTCTCGTAAACCACATCATATGCTAAAGATGGGTTAGTATTACCTGAAAGTGAAGTGGATTGCTCCCATACTTTCACATAATATTCCCCTTCTATTAAATGGACATTAGTTTGTCCTACTGTTGTTGCCCCTGTCAAATATGCCTCAGGTTGACTTGGGTCTATTGTAATACTAAATAAATCATAACCTGGTGAGTATCCAACTGTTGGTTGAATTCTATATGGAACCAATCTCCAAACCTCTTGAGAAAGTTTATGTTTAAATGAGAACAAATAACAAACTGAACCTGTCAAGTTTTTGTTTCTTGAACATGTTGCGTTTGCTGTGTTATATCCTTCGTTTAATATTATCATATTATTAAGTATAAAATTATATCCAACCTGCCGCTGCTATTGCTACTGATTGATAAGTTCCTGTGCATGTTGCTGTTATAGAAAAAGTTCCTGAAGGTATTCTTTTTGTTGATGCTCCACCATAAGAACTAAATCCTGTTGGATTAGCACTATAATTTCCTGTTACATTTGTCCATGTAAATGGTGCTACAGTTAATCTTGATGCAACAACTGCAACTGATAATGTATTTGCTGAAACATTATCTAAATTAACACCTATTGAACTACTTCCACCACCATTTGTGGTTTTTGTTCTTGAAACCGTATCTGATATATTATTTTCAATTCTATAAACACCAATTGCCATATTATCCATTGCTGAACTCATTGTTATACTAATATTTGCGGTAGTTCCAGATGTTATTCTTGCAGAAATAACACCACAATAATTTAGATTTGCACCATTTTCCCCTGTAACAAGTGTTGCTGAAACACCACCAATAGTTGCTGAACTAAAAATTTTACTTGCGGAACTTAATAAAGTGGAAGAATAAGTTACTACAATTAAACCTGGTCCACCAATATTAACATTGTTAAATGTGTATGTTGTTAAAGAAGATGTTGAAGATGTTGATGTAATATAAGTTATTGATGAAGGTTGTGTTGAAGGTGTTGGTGTTGGAGTGGATGTTATAGTTGGTGTTATGGTTGGGGTAATAGTCGGAGTAACAGATATAGTTGGAGTCGGGGTGTTAGTTGGTGTCTCTGTAGGAGTTACACTTGTCGTTGGAGTCGGAGTGTTAGTTGGTGTCTCTGTAGGAGTTTGAGTTGGTGTTGTTGTATTAGTTGGAGTATTGGTTGGTGTGATACTTGGTGTGATTGTAGGAGTTGTTGTATTTGTTGGAGTAGGAGTTGGAGAAGGACAAGCACCTAAATTAGTTACTGAAAGTGAGTTTACACCACTCATATAATAAGGTTGTACTTGACAACATAAATCTATACTTGTTGAAGGTTCTAATACTACAAAAGTGTATACAGTTCCATCACAATCAGTATATCCATATTGTAATGTTCCACTAAAACTATCATTCTGTGCTCTGTAGTAATTACAACTTGGAATTGGACTACTTGTCGGTGTTGGGGTCTTTGTAGTCGTTGGAGTGACAGTAGGAGTATTTGTAGGTGTCTCCGTTGGAGTTACACTTGTTGTTGGAGTCGTTGTTTGAGTAGGTGTGTTCGTAGGAGTTTCAGTTGGGGTCGGTGTAATGGTTGGAGTAGGAGTTTCAGTACTGGTAGGTGTTGGTGTTGGTGATGTACAAGTATAAGTGCTTAGAACAGTTCCACCAGTTCCAATTTGTAATACCTCACCACCATAATTCAAATATCCCACAGGATATGGATTTAATGTATAAGGGTCACTGTATAAAACAGTATTTAATGACCAAACAGGATTATTACCATAAGCATCAGGTGCGGAAATACCAGCACAAGCACCTATTGCAGTTGAACCATCAAACAACAATCCTGTAAATTGTGTATAACCAATACAAGTAGGACAATCAGGGAAAGTTCCAACAATAAGAGTTTGTGCCAATGGATTATAAAATGGTTCTAAATTTTGTATTGTATAGCAACGATTGTTTAATGCTGATTTAACAACATCACCCAACATCAATAATGATGTGGTATAATTTCCAAATGAAGTTCCACCTGTTAAACAATCTGACATAGAATATGTAAATTGTAATGGAGTACTACTTGGAGTTGGCGTTGGACTTGTTGTGTTTGTAGGAGTAGGGGTTGATGTTTTGGTTGGTGTTGGAGTATTTGTTAAAGTAGGTGTAATTGATGGTGTTGGAGTATTTGTTGAAGTAGGTGTAATTGATGGAGTTGGAGTAAGTGTTGGTGTTACACTTGGAGTAGGCGTTGGTGATGGAGATGGTGTTGATGATGGGTCTGGTTCAAAAAACTGAACAATATCATCAATACCTCTTTGTTCACCAAGATAATCACTAAATCGTTTTCTAACAAAAACTCTACTCATATCATTTGTTTTAAATCCTGAATTAATTTATTCACATCAACATTACAATCTGTCTCAAACTTGAACAATTTTCTGCGTTGTATTCTTTTATCTTCTTTGCTAAATAAAACTCGTAAATAGACATCACAAGTTTCTAAATCCATTTCAACACTCTCAACATGATACTCATCAAACGCAATGTCTTCAATTCTATACATAAAGGCTAAAAAATGGGGAGATTTTATCCTCCCCAATTTTAATGGTTTTTTTATGATTGGAAAGTAAAACCACCAGTGGTAAATACCGCTGCAATTGTGGTTGTAACATCCACTTCTCTGATTGAGGTTGGTTCTCCTCCAGACATGGTAAGAGCGGTTGCTCCGTTCAAATCTGTGTAAGCCTGACCTGTATTCAATGAACCTGCGGTAACTAAACCACCATTGTCCAAGAATACCAACCAATATCTGTTGTTGTTATCTTCAATCAAAGCGTAGATTTCATTTTGTGATACCAAATCTACAAAGGTATCTCTTAATTGAGTATTAAGTTTAGGTAAGTTTACCACAATTTCAGGTTGGAAAGTCACTGATTGAGAAACTGTGTTCACTCCCAATGTTTCACTCAAAGAACCTGATTGTTTTGGTAACTCAAATTTAAACCAAGTACCAACACCTCCGATAGCAGTAACCTGTGAACTTGTTACAGTGTAACCAGTAATTGTATTACCAGAACCACCCAAAACCCACATAGTTTTGATACCTCCTGTAGAATTGGTTCTACAATCAAGGGTGTAACCTGTGCTAATATAACATGATGCCATAATTCTATTTCTTTATAAGTTAATAGTTTATGGATTAGTTTTTACAAACGCAGAATGAGCCTGGGTCAAATATACCTAATCCGTAAGTTACGTGTGCCTGGATTTTTACAATATCCTCAAATGGGTCATAGATTGATTTAACAGTCATGATTTCTGAGTTCATTCCAACCATGTAGTAAGCAGCAGCACCAGCGTAGTATGCGTTAACACCATCCAAACCAACTGTAGGAATAACTCTTACGTTAGTAGCAGGAAGGGTCAATACCCAATCTTGTCCTGAAGAAACACCTTTATCGTTGAAATCAAACAAGTTAATGAATGACTGATTTCTCATTGAACTAACCAATGCTCTGTAGTTAGCGTAAGAACAATAGATAACCAAGTCATCTCTGTGCAATACGTTTGCGGGGATGGATTCGTAGATTTTTGTGAACACGTCCAAACCGTTAGATGCAGTTGCTGCAGTGTAAGGGATTTGAGTTGCACCATTACCTGAAGTAATCAATTTAGTTACACCATTGAAACATGCGTTGTCGTAAATTGTTGAACCTGTTCCAATGTTGTTCTGCCAAAGTTGTTTTTCAACTTGGTTTGCGATTCTGTTTGAAATATCTGTCAAGATAACCTCTTCAAATGGAACTGTCTCTTGGAAGTTAGCATTTGATAAAGATTGAGACAAATAAGTATCATACAAATCGTATGGACATAATTGTTGGTTCACTTTTTTATTACATAGGTCAACTGTTACCAATTCTTGATAAGTTGTACCAGTAGGGTCAAATCCGCAAGATAAATCTTGAAGGATTACATCGTTTTCCAACCAACCAACTTTTTCAGTTGTACCTTTCAAATTTGGTCTGATTGTTGCGTACTTTGGTAAAGTCAATCCCAAGATTGCTTTAATCAACATATCTGAACCATATGAGTTATAAGTTGGAAGAGCCGTTAAATCGTAATTAAACGATAATTTTTTCTTGTTTTCCATTTTATTTTTGTTTTGTTTTTATTTTTTTCTTAATGATTTAATAATATCCAATTTGTAATCAGCGAATGATTCAGTATAAGTTTTCTTTTCTTCTACTGCTTTTCTTTCAGGTGATTGTTTGAAACTATCAAAATCGGTTTTTAATGAGTTTAACTCGGTTTTGAACTTTCCGTTCATTGAATCAACCAAAGCCAATAATTGACCCATTGATTCTTTAATGTCGTTAATGTCTTTTGAAAAATCAGAATTCATCATTGACGGTTTCATCATGTCTTCAGAATCTTCTTCTTCAACATTTTCTCTTTGGGTGATGATACCATCTTTAACTTGAATTCTAATTTTGTTTTCATTACCACTCTCGTCTTTTAATACAACTTGTTTTTCACCATCAGAACAAGGTTCTTTTGAACCATCTTCTTTAACTGTGTAAACTTTTTCACCGACATCAAAGGTTGTTGATTCAAGAATTTGACCCTGAGCATCTTTGGCTTCAGTGTATTCCATCATTGAATCATCTTCAGAATTTACTTCTGATTTCATGTCTTGGTCTTTTTTTGCAATTGCGATTATTGTAGACTCACCATCCAATGAAACAATAAAACCATCTCTGGTTTCATGTTCACCCATTGGTGCTGGTACAAGAGTGCCGTCTTTTACAATAAAGAGAGTCTGACCTACTTCCAATTCTGCATCAGAATTGTTTGTAACTTCAGTTGTTCCATCAACCAAAAATGTTGAAGAGAAGTTTTCTTTCTTGAATTGTAAACCTAACAATTTAACGATGTTGTTAATTGCTTCTGTAGCATTCATAATTTTTTTAATCTTTTATTTTATTTAATATGTTTATGATTTCTTGTAATAAATATTCATCATTTTTTAGACGGGAAAAATTGGTAATAAAATTCCCCTCAACAGAGAACCCTTTTACCTTACCAGTCTTGATGAAATTATTCCAAATGTTATCTCCTTCTTTTGTATCCAACACTTTGAATCCACCCATCCAAGTACCATCAGGGAGATTATCCCTGTTGAAACCCAGTTCATATGCTTTATCTGATTTACCAGTAACTAACCAAGACTCAACCATAACAACATCTGACATCTTTTGTTCTGTGTGTTCGTAGTTGGTTTGGTCCATCCTCTTTTCAATCATATAAAGGTTTTGAATTTTTTCTATTACTTGAGGTGAGAATTTAACATAATACTTTTCATTGGTTACTTCATCCAATCTTGGAATTAACATGTTTGGAATCATCAATGGAGAATAAACCATTCTCTTTTCAGTATCTGCTTTAAATGTTTGTTGTGACATATTTTGAGAAACAATGTAAGCCACCTCAGACTTTCTTTTTGTTATCTCATTATAATAT